TTTTCTCCTGTACCAATGATTTCACCCACAAGTACAAATGACTGCTCACTTGCTTTAGGTCTTGACACAGTAAGAACTCTTGATGCAGGATTTGATTTTAAAGCTTCTACTTGCGTAGAGTTTTCAAAGGTCTCATGATTTCTGTTAGATAACCCTGAATATTTAGGATTGTTTTGAGCAATCTCTCTGATTCTTTCAACACGTCTATCTCCAATATCACTAATTCTTACAGCATGAATTTTAATTCCTGCCTGTGGATCAGACATTGCTGCAAGTTTCTTTTCAATTGTAAACTGCTCAGCAGCATCAATAGCCTTAATTGAAAAACTAGACATCAAAGCATCTTCAGAAAATACTTGTTGTCCAGCGTTACTTTTTGAAGTATCAGATACACGAGCATCTTTTGCAGAAACAATTGTTTCAGGATCAATAGGTACTAGTGTATTATCATCTGTAATAAGCATGAATCTTTCATCTTTTCTTACAGCTTCTACCATCTGACCACTAGTAAGAGTTACCAGAACATTGTTTAATTCTGCAATGTCACTAATATCCGTCAATGGTATAAATGAAGAAGTTTTTCTCAAAGACCCTAAAGCTGTATCAACTTGTTTCTTTAAAAAATCTTTATGAGTACCACTTGAGTCATGCTTATCAATAGCTTCTTTAATTGCATTTGAAATCTGATCTATTGTTGATTCTCTTTCTTCGTTTGTAGGAAATGATGTAATACTCATGTAGTTTCTAACAAGAGTAAGAACGCCTTCTGGAGAAGTTAAGTCTTGGCGCATAATATTCTTCTTTTCAAGAAGTTTATCAATTGCTTTAGATACAGATTCAATAGATAATTTAGTTGGTGTTTTTAAACCAAGTATTTCTCCAACATCTGATAAGTATTTGGAAACATCTCCTTCTAATCCGTATGCTGTAATTACTGCATCTGCTTTTCCTGCATTGTAATATTCAGAATCAATTCCAGCAAGACCTGCATAAATGTATGCAATGTTGTGGAGCGACATCATTTTCTGCTCAGGAGTAAGACTACTCTTGAAAATAAACTCTGCACTATTGTCAAAGTTATTGTAGACAGATGGATTTAATTTTATCAGATTAAGTACAACTGATGTGTACTTGTCAGTTTGTATTTGACATGCCATACTTTTATAGTCTTAGATTTGCAAAGAGTCCTTAAGAGAAACAACTAGTAATCTTTTGTAACTCTTCAATTATAGAAGATTCAGAAACAGTACCCTCATTAACAAATTTACTACTTTTTTCTGAATTATCCTTAAGTTGAGCTTTAAATTCTTCAACTTTAGAATTTAGTAATTTTAAACTTTCAAGAGTTAAACTTGCTGAGGTTGAAGGAGTTGTAGTTGTACTAAACAACGTAGGTTGATCCTCAACTTGAAGTGTTGTCACTACAGCCTTTGGCTTAGTATATTTGACAGGTTTACCTGTAAGAACAGATTCTCTAATTGCTTCTAGTAATTCTCTACCTTTAGGTGTTGCGTAGTACTCTTCTAAAGTTTTAAACTCAGTATTGTTTCTACTATTGTAACGTGACATTGATCTACTACCACGTTGCTCCATTTCAACAATTTTTGAAGTATCAGAAGGATCTTGCAACATTGGTCCAATAAACTTTTGTACAAAATCTGTATTTGCTCTTGTAACATTTAAACTGTCAGCTTGCTCTTGTGCTTTTTCTTCATTAACAAAAGGTTCAGGATTCACAATATTATTGTTTCTGTCAACAATGTTAATAGCACCATCCTCAGTTGCTTCAACTTCAAACGCTTCTTCTCTCTCAGGAGTAAGCCCTAACATTCTACTTAACTGATCTGAGCTGTCAATACCTTCTCCTGGTTCTTGCACAACAGGAGGTTGTTCAATAGGAGTTAAAGTTTCTATTTCAGTACCTACTTCTTCAATTGTCTCATTGCCATTTTCGTCAACAACAATTACAATGTTATCTGGAGTTACTTCAGGAACTTCTTCCACTGGAACTTCTTCAATTGTAGTTTCTTCTACAGGAGCTTCTGGAGAAATAATCTCACCATCTGGTCCAACCACAGGAATATTTTCAACTGCTTCTTCTTCAGTTGCCAAATTAGCTTTTCTTGTTTTCTCTTCAGCAGCTTGCTTGTCTAACTCTTCTTTGAATTTTTCATAAACCTTTTTCTCGTTAGGCAATAAAGTTTCTCCTTTAACAAGTTTATCAACAATACTAATTCTTCTAATACTCAAATACTCAAGACTGCCTTCTGCAAAAATTTCATCTAGTTCTTGTGTAGTTATATCATCAAAACCTTCAGACTTATATTCAGATATTACATCTCTTAATCCTGAAACAGTAAGTTCTTGAATTTCAGTTTGTAACTTTATTGCATAGTCTTGGTTGTCAATGCCAAGATTAGGATCAATTGCTAAAGCAAGCAAGTTTTTATATGACTCACTATTTGTAACATTTTCAACAACTTTCATTGTAAACTCTGCTGCAGTCTCTGGGCTCAACCCTGATTCAAGTGCATATTTAGCAGCAATACTCGTTGTTTGTCTTATGACTCCTTCAGTGTATGTTATAACACTGAACTTAAACTTACCATTTGTCATTCTCAATAATGCAACCTGGAAGTTTTCTGGATTCATTAGCGTATCCACAGAACGCATATAATCTCTTGTGTCTGTGTCAAGACGCATGTAGTCATAAATCTTTTCAAAACTTTCTCTTAGAGTTTGTTCTGAAACTTCTGTTTTATTACCTGCTTGTTTATTTTTTAAATTGATAAGTTTTCTAAATGTGTCAATTACTTCAGGATGGTCCAAACTAAACAAGTCTTGTTCAATTTCTGCATCGTTCCCGTCTTCATCTTTTTCAGTAACTTTTTCAACTACTCTTTTACCTGTAAAGACATATGTTTCGTCATCTGTAAAATTGTCTTCATCTTGAGTCTTACCTGCAATATCTTTTCTTGTATTCCAGAAGTTAGTCCATTGTTGCATTAACAAAAGTTCTTCTTCTTTATTTTTTATTTGTTCTTGCAAATCTTTTTTAGTGTCAGGATCTAATCCTTCAGCTTGTAAATTTTGCTTAAGTATTTTTAACTCAGAACCAATTACTCCAATTTCACCAAATGAGTTTTCATAACCTGTAAGAATTCTTAAAGCATAATCAGCAGATGGTCCCATTTGAGGCATTGCTAAAATGTCACTAGCAACTTGCTTAGCTCTTTTAGAAGACATCTCTCCCTTGATAGAGTTTAAGGCAATAAGCTGAATAGCATCTTCTTGAGCTTGTCTTGTTAAACCTGCAACTAGTTGACTACCAGATCCTTTGGCGTATCTATTTGGATCAGCCAGTTTGTTTTTTGCAAACTCCCTAACTTTATCTATTGTCTCAGAATATTTTTTAAGATCTGCAGCAACTTCTTCTGAAAATTCTTTAGGGCTACTATATTTAGTAGCATCTAAACTAACACCAAAAGACTTTTCAAACTCTTCAGCTGTCATTTCATTACCCATATTCTTAACAACACTATACAGTGCGTCAATAGAATTAGTACGTTTAGCTGTAGCTACTGCTGATAATAACGCATTATCTTTAGCGTTTTCAAATTCATATTTATTACCTCTTGCTGCAGCTTCTGTTTGTTCTTGTGCAGCATTCATTTGAGCATTGAAGTTAAATACCTTTTGTTCAAACTTACCTTCCTTGGCTTGTTTAAATAAAGTATTTAACGTTTTAAGATCATCGTCTAATTGTTTTTCAGCTTTTAGAACAGGATTGTTTGCTTCATCACCTTTATATTGTCTGCTAATTGCAGCGGCATTTGCTTTGTCCAATGTTCTTGTTGCAACAGCAGTTGGGAGCCTAATGATAGAACCAGTAAGAGCACCCATTAAGAATGTCTTTAAACCTTGTTTTGAGAACTGTTCTTCAGCACCTTTACCAAATGCTTGTGATAGCGTATACTTTGTACCATTCATTTGGCCAGAATAATAATCACGCCATCCAGCAGCAGTTGTTTCTTGTAAGTTTTCTTGCAAACCTTCAACTACTTCAAATTTTAATGCGTCTTTAAAGAATGCTTTACCAAATTGATAAGCAGCTTCTTTTTTACCAAAGTCTCTTGCAACTTGTGCAGTAAGCCCATACGCACCAGTAAATCCTTTCTTATATAATTGTGTAAGTCCTTTAGCTTCAACTTTTAAAATGTTTTCAGCTGTTTCTCCTACAACCATACTTGCTGGTAGGAACTTATTAAACAATGTGCCAAACTGCAACTTGTTTGTTGCAAGCAATATGGCCATGTTTGTATTATAGTTAGACGAACTTGCTTCCATAGCAAGTCCTCTCATTTTTTCAAATTCTTGTGATGTTGGAACTTTACCATCGTTGTCTTGCTTATATTGCTGAACCATTTTGTCAAGTGTGTCACCATATGATGTCACAGCTTCAAAACTTGCTTCAGTAGCTGACATGTTAAGTTCCTGAGCAACTCTTCTTACGCCTTGTAATCCAAGACCTGTAAGTTGTCCTGCGGTAGCACCACCTTTTGCAGCAGCAGCAACACGCTCACCATATCTTATACCTGTACCTAATAATGGAGTTCCTTTTAAAATATTCTCTGCAGCTTGTGCAAAGTTTTTAGATTTACCAATATTCAACATGTTATTGGTAAAAATGTTTAAGTTTTCACTTATAGCAGATCTTAAAGCTGATGGAGTTGCATTTGCAATACTAGCTGCCTCATCAATCTTATTCAGCACTTTTAGTTCATCAACACTTTTTGCCCCAAACTTAGCAAATCCTTGAGCTACATCACTACCAAAATTTGCAACTTTACCAAGCATGGAAGTTTTAGATGCTGCTCTAGCAGCTGTTCTTGCTGCCTGATTTGCTGCAGTAAGAGCAAATGTTTCAGCACCTGCACCTCCTGTTAAGGCAGTAATTGCAACGTCTGCTGCAATTTCTAAACCAAGACCAGCAAATGTACCTAATGCAAAACCAGCGTTACCAACAAACTCTGACATTGTTCTTTTGGAAAAGATGCTATCCTCATTCTCAGGTTGTTCAAACACAAAGTTTTTCTTCATGTCAATTTGATCCTGATAATATTGATTCATCATTGTTTCTTCATCAGGACGTAGTTTATCCCAATCCATGGTAAACAATGCTTCAGCCATACGGCCATATCCTTTCCAGTAATCTGTAAAGGTGTTTCCAAACTTGTAACCAAATGAATCAAAACCTTTTCCTAATGCTGAACCCCAAGTTTCTTTGTCAGCAAATTTCTGATAGTTAGAAGTATCAAATGGATTAAAGTATTTACCTTCAAATCCTTCTTGATACATGTATTGATCTGTTAAAGACTCAGGTGCATATATAACAGAAGAAGGACCTACTGGTGCTCTCATCTTATCTAAGATTCCCATAGGTCTTCCTGAACCATAAACGTCTACATTAGTGTTGGCGTTCAATGCACTAAAATTTCTCATAAAGTCATCACCAGGACCTCCTTGAATTTTAGGAGACTGTGGACTTTCCAAAGGAGATAGTCTATTGTCAATTGGTTGGTCACTTGTTTGACCAAAATCAAATGTTGGATTTTCTGCCATTACAATGCTTTTGTTATTTTTGATTTTGTTCGTATCCTATTCTTGATTGAATATAGTTGTCAAATACTCCATTAATATACTGATTTGCTTCAATTAAACTATTTGCATCACCAGGAGTAAAACTTCTTAACTGAGTCATTGACTCATTCTTTTTTGTAGCAGGATTGTAAAAGTCCATAGTAAACATTAAAGCTGGTCTACCTTGAGCGTCTTTGGTTCCTGTTACACTATAATCAAAACCATATCCTAAGTGAGAGTCTTGTCCTAAAACCCTAGCTGAAGGATTACTCAAGAAATCATCAAGAACACCTAATGACTGAGATGAAACTGAATTTGGTCCTACGTATTTTGCAAATCTAGTTAAAGCTGAATTTGAAGTAATAGATTCATATGGTAAGTCAAATGTCAATGTTCCAGCACCCTTGATTCCTAATTTTTTACTTATCTCTGTTTTCTGAGACAAGTTCAACTGTACTTGAGCACTTTTACCATCATAAAAAACTCTAGCTTGATCACCAAATAAATCAGCAAGATCTGAAGCATTTAAGTTTTTTAACATGTTTACATCAATGCTTGTACCATCTGACGCTGTAATAGATTTTACAGCATAAGGATTCTTAATAAGAACATCAACTTCTGCAGCACTAAGTTTGCTGAAGTTATAATTGTTTGTAACAGGTCTAGTTCTTGAAGAATATTCTGAAGTTACAAGTTGATCCAGTCTTGCTTTAGCAGCAGGACTAACTCTTGAATAATCAATGTCATACCCACCTGTGGCAAGTCTACCTCTAATTACAGCTCCATTATATGCTGATTTTACATTACCATTTGCGTCAACTACTTCTTGAGAAAGTCTTAACATGTTTTTATTTAAGTTTTCTCTTTCAGAAGTAAGTCCTTTAAACGCATTAGACGCATCAGTAAATGCTTGAACAAACTTTTGAGAGTCTGCTGTTTTATGCATTCTAGAATATTCTGCTAACTTTTTAGTGGCAGTATTATAAGTAGCACCAGCCAGTTGATCTAAAAATGCTGTTGCTGCCCCTTTACCTTTAGGGATTGTTGCGTTAATACCAACTTGTCTTGCATAATTATTAATTGCTTGCCACTCAGCTCCACTTAATTGTTTATTACTACCTCCTGCAAAAGCTTGAAGTTTTGAAATAGCTCCTTGCAATTCACCATATTTTTTAGCATCTTCATTTAAAACAAGAAGTGCTAAACCATTTTGAGCATTAAATGCAGTAAGTTGTGCTTTCTCTCTGTTTTGTTGCATACCTTTAGAAACAAGTTCTGCTCCACTTTGAGGAGTTCCTAAACCTGAACCAAGATATTCTTCTGAAGGAATATAACCTTTTCCTTTAAGAGCAATTGTTTTTAACTCAGTCTCAACAGCAAATTTTTGTTCTCTAAATGCTAAGTCTTTGTATTTAAACTGCAAGTTAGCAGCAGCAACCCTTTCTCTAGATGCAATGTTTGCTTTAGTTGCCCATGTTGTATCAGGTCTGTACTCTACAGATTGTTTTGTAGTAGCAAAAGTATTACCAAAAGATACAGCAGCTCTATCACGTGCTTCATTTGTAAACACAGAATACAAATTTGAAGCAATGTATTGAGGACCTTCTTGTTGCATTTTAGCAACTTCTCCTCTTGAGTTTTCAAGAGTTCCTTTGCGTTGTTCTCTTTGTTCTAAAAGTTTCTGATAGTTTTCTTTAATTTGAGGTTCACTTGGAGGAAATCCATTTGGATATTTCTTTTCGTAAAGTTCAATGCTACTATCTAGTCTTTTAATTTCAGCATCTGCTTCAATACCTTCTGTAGATACTTTTTCATTAAGTGTTGGTAACAACTTCTGAGAAATCTTTTGAATTGCTTCTTCTCTAGAAATTTTATTCTCACCCATTTCATTTCTAATTGCTGACTCTGCAGCAACTCTACCCATAACTTGAAATTGTCTATCAAATCTATTACCCATAGTTGCTCTTGCCCATTCACTAAAAATTGGAGCAACTCCCGCACCATTTACAGTTTTGATAATGTAACCTTTACCATCAGGACCAGACTGTGTAATTTCAAGACCTTGTTCTTTTGCAGCTTTTCTTAAATACTCCATTGTATCTTCAAAAGGTACAAACTCTCTTGGTTGTACTTTTTGAACAGAACCATCTCCTCTTTTAGCATTACGTAAATCTTCTTCTGCAAATGCAATATCCATTTTTGAATAATCATTATACATAGCACGCATTTTAGGATCTGTACTGTTTTTGTACTGATCCATTTTTTGTTTTTGTGCTTGATGAAATTTAGTAACGGCCATATCATACGCTAAATCCTGATCCTGAGAAATTGGATCAATAAGACTTTGGGCACGCATAATGTTTGTCTGATTTGACAAATCTACATTGGATACACTTTTAAGTGCTCCTTGCAATTTCTTAAATGCTTCTTGTCTAAAGGTTTGATTATCACCATTAGTCAATGAGCTATTCAAAACTGAATTGTAAAGATTTCTGACCATGTTAAACCCACGATCATACTCAGCCTGTCTTGTGCCATATACCTGAGTCAGAAACTGATAGTCAGGTCTGTACAACTGCATTGGGCCAAATTGGTCAGTAAGTCCTTTTATAAATGTTGCCATGTGATATTTCTACTTTACTTTTTAATTAATTTATTCGCCATCATCCCAAGGTGTAGCATTGAATGCTCCAGGCATTGTCATACCAGACATATAAGCATTCTGGAAACCTTGTTGCCAAGTTGGTGATTGTCTTGCTGTTTGTAAATAAGTATTAGCTACTTGATCTGCATATTTTCTTGCACTTTCTTCACCTCTAGTACCTACAGCTTCATCGTATGCTTGTTTCCATGCTGCGTTTGCTGTTTGAGTCATTGCTGCTGGATTATATCCTGGGTTTACAGAACCTCTTCCACCACCAAAGGCAGGATTTTGATAAACATCAGGAGCCAAGCCTGTACCATCTTCTTCAAGAATTTGACGTCCTTGTCCAGAAAAATCAACATCTCCTAAAATAGGATCAATGTAAACTTGTGGAAACAATACATTTTCCATTTGTTTCTTTCTAAACCAGTTGGTTGTACCATTATTGAATGCAGCAATTTGTCTCCATTTTCTTTGTTGTAGAGAATTGTCGTATTGTTGATTCAATGTTGCCATGTCCTCTACATATTTTTGACGTGCATTTTCATTTGCAAGAATCTCTTGATTTTGCATTTGAGCATTTACACCATATGCTTGATTGACAATTCCAATATTCGCTGCTTCAGTTGCATCTAAAACATTTGCAGCATTTGCAAATCCTTCTCCAGTTGCTCCTAGTGTAGTTGCCAAACCAACATTCCCATCAGCTGTATTTTCAATCTGTGATTGAAATCTAGCCATTTGTTCTTGATTGGCAGCAAGCTTTCTAGTAGGATCTAGCAAATCATAACCTGGTGTAACTAAATCAACCTTACCTTGTGATGGTGCGTAACGATTAACCTCATCAGTCATTGTACCAACGTAGTTAACAATATCTTGCAACCACCATGGTCCTTCTTTTTTAGGTTGTTTTACAAATTCTTTTTGAGGTGTGCTAATACACTGACCTTCTGTAACAGCTCTATCTTTTGAAGCTGCACTTACAGCTTTAACATTTCCTCCAGATGGAGCTACAGGAGCTTCACCAGTTTTATGAGAAACAGAAACAACATTTTTAGAACCGTCTGTATATTCAACACAGAAGTAAGACATTTCTTGTCCAGGCTCTTCTGGTGGCTTTGGACCATCAAAAAATCTAGGTACAGAATATGTTACTTGTCCAAATTTAGAATCTCTAAAGTATGGGTTAGTTTCTTTGTTAGAACCAAGAGGTGCAAAATAAGGTACGCCAAATTGTTTCATTGACTTCTCATTCACCGCGTCTTGGAACCAAGCTGCAGCTTTATCACCAGTTGCCTTATCAGTTCTTAAATCTTTTTGGAACTGTGCAAAGCCACCTGTGTACTGTGTTTCAATCCAATCACCATGTCTTTTTTGAAAGTCTGCCCATTCTTCAGGAGAGAGATCTCCACTTTTTCTAGCAGCAGCGTTTCCTGATGATAAATAAATACCAGTACCTTTTACATTAGGCTGGCGAGCAAATGAACCAAAGTTTGTTTCTGTGTAAAGTACATTATCAGCTTTAGATAAAATCTGATTAATGTTACCAGAACCATATTGCTCAAAGTTTGTATCTGTTCTTGTAGCTGAAGCCAGAATTGTACCATTGGCATCCTTAACATATTTTTGATTTCCTTTATAGTAAGCTTTAACAACAGTGCCATCTTCTAAGGTAATATCACCAACAAAGATTTCTTTATTAGGATCTACTCTTTGATTTCCAGCAGCTTGTGCTTGCTGTTGACTTCCAACTGTAGTGTTTAATGTTCCATTTTTTGGAGGATCTCCAGGACCACCTGTTTGTCCAGCTTCTTCATACTCTTGTAAAACAGAACCACCTTTAGCAAAATAGTTTAATGCTTCTTGTGCAGTTTTAGGTTTACTTCCTGCTGCAGGTCTAGGGGCTGTGTTTGTTCTCGGAGGAGTGCTTGCTGGAGGATTAACTCTTGGTGTAGTAGTAGCATTACCAGATTGTTTATTCAAGTTTGCTAAACTTGTCTCGTTTGTGACAACTCCCGTCATTCCTGTACTTTTCTGATAATATTTCCATTGATTACCATCCTTTACATATTCAAAATCAGTTCTTCCAGGAATAGTAACTTTTGTCCCTTGAAGAGGATTTGCTGCTACTTTAGGATTACCATAAGCATCTACATCTTGAACTGCTGCATTAGAAGGAACTCTTGATTTTTGTGAAGCGCCTGTAAAATCAAATGTATTATTTGAAATAGCATTTATAATAATTGCAGGATCAAGAACAAAACTATTACCTACAGGTTGACCTTTAGAATCAAGTTTTTGAACTTTAATACTTGGAACATCATAAGCAGCACCACCACTAGAAGGAATTCCTGTTGTTGGACTTGCACCGTATGAAGAAGTACGACCTTGAAATGCAGCATTAGCATCTATAACTTTGTATTGCTGCCCTTTTGCATAAAAAGTATCATCAGGTTTAAAAGTTTGACCTTTTATTTTTGAAGTTGTGTTTCTTGAATAATAGTCTGGTGAATTTGCAGCAGTTGTGCCTACATAAAACCTTTTATATTTATCACCAGCAACTCCTGTCTCAGCATATTTGCCTTGACTAGATTTATCAAGAATTTCACCAAGTTTCTCAGAGTTAACAACGTATGTTCTTCCGGCCCCTTCTTTACCTTCTCCTTTAAAAGTAATCTTATCACCTGTTCCCCATCCCCAGTTATCTTCATGTTTTACATATCTAAAAGGAACACCATTGAGATAAATAACTGTGTTAGGTGTATATTTTACAGGACCTCCATCTGGATACTTTTTCTTTGAACCACCATACTTAGCTGTTGGTTGTTCCATTGGTTGTGCTTCTTGTTCTTGTTGTCCTTGCATTAAGTCAGGATTCATTCCAGCCATGACAGATTCTGCAATAGCAGGAATACCATCAGGAAAACCTTTAATTGATTCTTGCACTAATGCAAGCATACCTAATTTCTCAGTGTTCTTTTTAAGCATTTCAGCTGCAGAACGTTTTTGTATTGCGTCTGTATCTTCGCTTTTTAAATCTTGAACATACTGATTGATTTGGTATTTTTTTGCAATTTCAGCAGGAGTATATCCACCTTTCTTTTCTTTAAGACCAAATACTCCTTCAAGAATTTCTTTGTCTTTAATTCTAAGTTTTTTTGTATCAGAAAAGATAAAAGAACCTTCAGGTATATTTACAGGCATTCCTCCTTTTGAATGGCGTTTGCCAACAAAAGTAAAATGTTCTAAGAAACCATCTCTGTTGACATCGCCAACAACAGTCTCTCCACCTTCTACTTCAATATTTGCATTCTCTTCTGTAGTTGCCCCCATAGTATTTTTAACATTACTAGTGGTAGCACCTTCACCTGTAAACATCACATTTCTCCCAACTACTCCATAGTCAAGTTGATCTCCAGGTTTTGGTGTTTTTTTGATTCTTATCTTTTGCATAATAAACTTATGAAGTTTAAACTTTAGTTGATGATAAACCTCCTACATTTAGAATTTACAAATTTAATTTGATTTTTCCAATTTTAGAAGGGTTTTTGTAATTATTAATCAATGAATTCTATCTCTCCACCCATTGCTAGAATGCGTTTAATTTCATCTTCATCTGCATAATATTCACCGCCTTCTTGATAGCCACGCGTTGCTGGAATGAAAGGTATCAATCCTCCAAATTTTGCAGAAGACATTTTTGTTCCAAAATCTTGAATAGGTGTGTTAGCAACTAATCCAAAATTTGAAGCAGGTCCTGCGTTCAATGTGTAGTTTCCAAAAGGATTCACAGCATTTTGAGGATTGTATCTTGCCATAGTATTACCTACCTCTCTCATTCTTTGCTCATATTCTTTTTGATAATCTTTTGCGTCAAGAACTTGATTAACCATTCCTAGACCAGCAAGAGCATTATTAGCTGCCACAATACCAATAGAATCCCCTCTATTAGAATAAGAAAACTTATTAGCTGAAGGAGAAGTCTGTCCTGGAGGATTTGAACCACCTGGAGTTTGCGCTACCTCAGTATTGCCAACACTTGTTGCTACTTCAGCAGGCCCTGCACTGTTTGTTACAACTGAAGGTTGTTGTTGAGCTGTTTCAGCTTTCCACATTTCTTCAAGTTTAGCTTGATCAGCTACGTTCTGCATTACATCAGGACGCATTGAGTTTTTAATAAACCAATCTTTAAACGTTGGACCACCTTCTTCATAACTTCTTTTCATTGATCCCCCATACTTTGCCATTGTTTCAAAGTTTCTGTTTGTAGGCATGGTTCCATCATTAAAACCAGGAATTGCAGGAAGCATGTTATTTTTTCTATTCATCTCGTCAATTGGAGAATCTTGATAAAACTCAGGTGATGAATATTGTTTCATGAGATTGTTTTCTCTTCTTCTTTCTAAAACATCTTCCATCTTACCAGATTCTTTTGTTTCTGCGTTAGTGATATAATCAGTTGATTTACCTTGTGAAAAAAGTTTTTCATATCCTAATGCTGCACCAGATAAAGCAGCAGCTGCACCAGCTACTCCCTTAATTTTACCAAGTATTCCTTTGTTTGGTAAAGCCCACATCATTGTTCTAGGATCTCCTAGTGTATTGGCCATTGCAAGCCCTCTGTTGACAGCATTATTCTCAAGTGAACTGATTGTACCTTTTTCAGTCTTATTCGTTCTTACATCGCCTGTAACGTAATCTGCGTAGTTATACATTGATTCTCCACCATCATCATATTTCATATTCTCAAGAATCTTTGCTTTAACAGCATCAGGAAGTGCTTGGAATCCAGCATTCTGAGGTTCTCCACCTTCAGCCCAAGTTCCAAATTTCTTATGCCAATATAATGGTGAAAATGGATCATTTGCTTTTGCAGAATCTTTACCACCCATTCTATCCCAAAATCTGTCTTTACGTTTCTCAGAACCATGTTGTTTAAAATCTTGCATTCCTTTCCAGCCACCATGTACTACTTTGTACTTATCACCTTTTTTAGCAAGAACCATCCATTTTTTTCCAGGACGTGTTGATTGTTTTTTAACACCAACTTTTGTAAAGCCCATGTTTTTATATCTTTCAGGAACTGTTCCTCCTGCAGCCATTTCATACATGTGACCTCCAAGCTCTTTAGCAAAGTTTTTAGCAAAGTTTGCTTTCTTTACCATTGCTGGTGAATACTCTTCTTTGTTTTCTAAAATGTGTTGAGCTGCTTCTTGGACACTCATTCCCATTCTAGTAGCCTGAGCTTTAAATGTGCCTTTTTTTGCAGGATTGATTTTAATTCCTCCATACTTCATTTCACCAGCATCATCATCAAAAAACAAAGCATCATCTTCTTGAGAATTCTCTTCTTCTACTGCATCGTCTGGTTCAATATCTTCTTCATCTAAATCTGCATCTTCTTCCTCTAAATCAGCTTCTTCAATTTCTGTCATTGCAGAATTTATAATAGAAGATGCTTCTTCTTCTGATACACCTTGTTCTACAAGCATAGACATGATTTCATTAGGATCAGTACCTCCTTCAATCATCATTGAAATTTCTCCTAAAGCATCTGTAATATTTGGTCCTTGTTGAACTGGTGCTTGTTCACCACCTTCTTCCATTTGACCACCACATTCCATACAACCGCCCATTTCAGCTTTTTTTCTCCAGCCTCCACCGCGTTCTTTGTACCATTTTGCAGCAAATCCATTAGCATATGCAGAAGGATAAACATCATATTTAGCTTTTGCAGCAGATTTTGCTCTACTCCAAAGTTCAGGGTTGGTAGGTACATTACCACCTTCTCTCATAAATTCCATGTCTGTGTATTCCATATTGTTATAAATTATACCTCCTTGATCTTTACGCTTATGTTGATAAGGTATTCTTTCACTTGAGGTTTTTGTTTTTTTAAATTTTTCTTTTTCAGCACTGCTTAATTCTGATGCTGTTTTAGGAGTTTTGCTAGACACTCTTTTAGAAGGTCTGCATGCTGGATAACTTGCACGTTTTTCTCCTTCTTGTCTTCCACATTCTTTACCTGTTTTTACATCAACCCATTTCTCAGCAAACCATCTATCAAGACCTCCATGCTGACCTCCATTTTTCATAGAGAACTGCTCTTCTTGAGAGTTGATAAATTTTAAAAGAATATTATTAGCACCTTCCATTATCTAGAACTATTTAGATGTTTTGAATTTGTCAACTTGAGAATCATTTTTTTATCTCCACTTACATTTTTACGCAAGATAATTTTGTTACCATAATGTCTAAATTTCTTATGCTCAACTGGAGTTTTAAAATAATTCACATAGTTAGGATTAATTGATCTCTGATATCCAGAACATTTTGTAACCCACATAGGATCATCATTTCCTGTAAACTCACCTCTATCTTTTGTGACATCCCAGAATTGATTGAATCTAAACTTATTCTCTTCCTTAGAGTAAAGAATATCAATTCCATTTGGACTTATCTGAGGATAGTTAACTAGATCTAAAGGATTGTTTTTTCCTTTAAGTTTCAATCTTAACAATCCTGACATTTGCTCAGAGTTATGAATAATAGCTCTGTCAAAATTTTCATCTAAGATATGATTAAAATCTTTACCATCATTAAAGAATTTGTAAACATCTAATGTATACTCAACGCTTCTCAATGTTGTTACATTATTAGGAGTTACAATAGGATATTCAATTTCCCATGGATAGTCCTGCCCATAATAATTTGCATAGCTGTCCCAACGTGAATTGTGTTTCCAAATACCTTTTCCTTTTACAGTATAGAAATGCTCATGTGAAGGCATAAGTAATTCAGGATGCCAATCATGAAAACTAATCCACAATTTCTGTTTTGGATCATAACTCACAGTCCAGTTGCAAGGTTCAAAACACTTAGGGTCATCATATGCACAAGGACATTTTATTGTAGATGGTTGATTAACTATTACAGTTACTTCACACACATCTGTCAAGCCGTCTCTTTCAATTACTAACATGTATGTAGTAGTTGCTATTGGAGAAACAGTAATGTTTCCAATTGCTGATACTGATATGTTATTTGGTAATAACTGAACACTTGTAGGATTTCCTGTAACATTCCATGAAATGACAACTTCCTGACCAAGATTTATAGTTGACAAGTTTGACGTAATGTTACAAACCATTTCTAATGGTGTAACTTCAACAGTAACTTCACATGTACTTGTATTTGTTCCATTTGTAGCTATTAAAATATATGTAGTATTTACAGCAGGATATACAGTAATACTTCCTGAAGTTGCTACAGTTCCAACTCCTTGATCAATTGATACAGAGTTTGCGCCAGTTGTTGTCCACGTAAGAACTAAAGCATCTCCTTGAACAATATTAGTATTGTCTGCAGAAAATTCACAGTTTACTGGGCAAGGCACATTTAAAATTTCATCAGAGATAATGTTAGAAACAATACCTGTTGCTGAAATATTAGCAACACCTCCTGATATATTTGCATATACATCATGCAATGCTTGTATTGAAGTTGCACTTGGTCCTGTAACACCAACCCCTGTTGCAATAGGATATATGCGTACATCTTGGGAAGCAGCTTGATTAGCTAGTGCTGTGACAAATACATCGTCAGTTCCTACAGTATACTGATCATTACCACCTGAAGGCAACGCATCTGTAATCATGACAATCATTTTGATTGCATTATTTCTAAATGCTCCAAGCTGTCCATTAAGTACACTTTGGATACCAAGATCTGTAGGCTCAGGTAATCCTACTCCTCCTCCTAATGTTACTGCGTTTAATGCTGCTTGGAAAGCTGTAAGATTATTTTGTGAAAATGTTTGTCTTATCACATTTAGTGGTCCTGAACCATTTTCATCAACAGTAATTAAAGAAAGTCTGTAATCATTGTTAGATTTTATAACAGCATCTGCTGCAATTGCTGCAATACTAGTTTTCAGATTTGTCAAGACACTTCCCATACTTCCAGTAATGTCAAGAACAAATGCCAAATCCAAAGGTGCTTTACATTCACTTGGAGTTTCTGAAAATAAAGAAACCATTTCAGAAGACATCATCATAGGATTCACATCTGAAGAAGGTGTGTCTGTATCAAAAGTATTACCACATATGTAATAAGGAACACCTGATGGATCATCAAAGTGTAAATCATCTCTTAAAGGAATGTAATCTTTTTTAGTAAAATATACTAACTCATACTGAGGGTCATAAATTGCCTGAACACCAATACCTGCAACAGGGTTGTCATAAAGCGGATAATCAGGATACGCACGTAAAAGTTTAGATGGTAAGTTTTCAGCAAACCAAAACTTCATACCATTTCTTGATATTTCGTCAAGACCACCTGAGTAATGCATAACTTTACCAGACTTCTGAGAAGCATAGAATAAACCAAAAGGAGTATTTACTGCAGACCTAGAAGAAATGCAAGATGCGTACTCAATAGTGTCATCAGCATTTGCAAGACTTTGCATGTTTTGCTGAAATAATCCACCATCACCAATGGTAACTTTTACTCCGCCTTTTGTTTGAAGTTGATCTACACCTACAAATTGTGTTGGTTCAGCATCTTCAAATAAAATAATTGCACCTGTACCATTTAGTGATTTTATTGTACTGATTTTTCCTCCAAAATCTTTATAGTTAAGAGGTAAGAAGTTTCTCCAGTTATCTCGTTTAAGACCTGACTGTTGCTGAAGAGAGTACACGGCACGATTAGGGTAGTACTCAAAACATGTTGTGTATAAGGTTGGGTCATAGTCCCTTGGAAGTATCTGTCCCCAGGTTGCAAAGTTGTTGAACAACTTGGATGTGCTAAGTGATAAATCATATTTATTATAGATTGGTTTTGTTATCAAATCAGATCTAAACATAGTTTGCTCATCATTGAATGAGTTACCATATACGTCATAGAACTTCTGAAAATCTTCTTCACCGTAATCTCTAAACGCCATGTTTAATTCAGACTCAGTATAAAAGTCTCTAATTCCATTATGAAATAAATAAGCAAAGCAATTTCTTAGTGTCCACGTTCCTGTACCGCCAGCTCTATCCATTCTGTGAAAATCACTTGGTGTTGTAAAATTTACACCACTGGAAAGACTAATGCTTACATCAAAATCTGTAACATCAAATTTGTCAAAATTAATCCAATATCTAGGCACAGGACCATTTACATAATTTCTATAATCATAGTCTGTTCCATTAGGCATGTCGTACATCCACGTGTTAAAAAACATGAATGGATTTTTCTCAGTATACCTGTTTATGTAAACATCACCTCCAAATATTGAAGATGTGCTGTATGGAGTATCAATTTGAGGTTGAGTACTGTAAATACATGAATCTGTAGGAAGCTGCACAATTGAAGACAATTGTCCATATTGATTTTGAAAATCAACCTTTAAGGCTCCATAATAAGCAACAGTATTTGTCTTAATAGAATTTGCAGTAGGATTTGAACGACTAATGCCACCATCTTGAACTCTGTGTTTTGTATTATCAGTAGTTGATGAAGGATTAGGCAAATCTGCTGTAAGTTTTATTGCTACGTACTTGTTTCTATTTAAGTTATTAATTCTGTACGTTGCGTCAAAATCATGTATTCCTGATCCAATATATTTAGATCCACTACTTGCAACCTTTCTTCTAAATGCTTGAGCATATCCACCTGGGACTGCAGAGTTTGAAACATTTGAGTAACTATCATAAAAACCATGACTATTATACTGAAGCATGTACTGTCTTTCTTTACCAAGCTTTCTGAATATATCCAATGCTTGATCAGTACCTTGTCCCCAATAGTAAGCACCATTTGCTATCATTAACGCAATTCCCGCAATTGATGCTGCAGCGTTACCTGCTCCAAAACCTGAAGCACCTGATGTAACACTGTACGCTGTCAAATCTCCAATAATTGAAGCAGGACCTGATTCTTTATGAACTTGAGTACCTCCATAGTACGCGCCACTTCCTAAAGCTAAAACCCAAGGAGCAATTTCTGAAGTCAATGTTGTTTTACCAACAGAGGCAACAAGAGCAATACCTAATCCAATTACACCTGCTGCAATAAAAGCACCATCTGTAAGAATTACATGTTTAGGATGTTTATGTGGAAACTCAAATTTACCAATTACAGTCCCTCTTTCTTCAGTATAAACTTTTACATAATTGGAACCTAAGTAAGGTTTTACAAAGTTTGTTTCTACAGAGTGGAATGAAAAGTAATTCTTTTTGTGAGTATTAAGTTTAGATGCAGATTCCACACCAGACTGACTTCCTTTACCTTCATCTAGAATAGAGAAATCATTACTCAAAAAGTTATCAGGTCTAATATCGTTATAAGGATAGTTTTGAAACAATCCTTTTCTTCCTGTACTACCTTGAATATCAAACTCAAACATGTTGTTAAAAAGTCCTTTGGCAACAATAGATCTGTTACCTTCTCTAGAACCTCTTAAAATTTCATATCCAACAATGTCAGCAATAGGTACAAGATTCTCATCTACAGGATGTTGAATATTTAAAAATTCAACTCCTAAGTTGATTATGCGATCACCACCTTGATTGTGAATATGAATTGTTTCATTTGAAGGCATTTTGTGGTGTCTAATTTTTTTACCACACAATGTGCCCCATACTTCTGGTTTGTCATCAGGATATTCTTCAGTTGATTCCCAATATGCCATATCACCTTTGGCAATAATAACTCCTCCATCTGTTGCTGTACCTGACGCTAAATATTTATTTGAAGTATCATATACCTGCCATGCTTGTGTTTCTGTAGCATACACAACATCTGTTCCAGAAACAGGTGCTAAATCTGATGCTGTTGCTACTCTACCAGGTATATGGAAAGAAGCACTTCTTGCTCCTGTTTTGTAAACCCATCTAATAAAGAACGCATACACTTCATCACGCATGTATCCTGTAACATTTCCTCCTCCATAATAATAATCTGAAGGATACTCTGCAGCAACCCATTGTACTTTAATATCATTAGCTTGTTGCTGATAGTTAAAATATGGTTGCGTTCTTAATCCTGTTCTAATTAAATATTTATTTACTGAGTGCATTTTTTCACTCACATCATAAACAACTGACTTTAAAGGAATTACAGCAAGTTCTACAGTTGGTAAGCTTTGGTTGTAAATATCAAGATGAACATTTTTCTGACGAATTGAATAATTACCAATTTTCTTAGCAATTGTTTGCTGATTGATTACAGCAATAATAACTAACTCATATTCTTCAAAATCCTGATCAAGGTTCTCAACAGTTATGTCAAGCGAACCTCCAATACCAGTATGATCCCACAGTGCTTGTGGTGAACTTGGAATTGAGTAATCTGTAAGTCTTATTCCATTTTCAGAATAAGCAACAGTAGCCATGTAACTACCATTATTTAATTGACCAGCACCTTGTGCTTTTTTTACTGTAACACATGGTTGAGTAACAAGAGGGTGCAATCTTAATGCATCACAGTCTAACTCATTAGTATATTCAGGAATAAAACAATCAGGATCTTGCGATAAGTTATTACCTGTTGTTTTATATGGTACATTGTTTAAGTTTAAAACTCTGTCAGGATTAAGACCATCTGCAAAATATACAGAATCAGTGCAATCATAATTTCCTTTTACAATTGCTGATATAAGATGTGTTTTTCTAAAACCTAAGCAAGGATCATTTACAGTTTTTTTGTAACTGCAATCTTTCTCATCAAATACTCCTATCTCAGAAGAAATATTATCTGTAGAAAAAACAACCCAGTTTGTCTCACCTATGTGAGCAAAACCTATAATTTCATATGTAGCCTCTGCACAAAACTTGTTTGAAGGTTCATTTCCAATTGAACCTGTTTCACCATAGTGTGCATTGTTTATAGCATTTACAGCATTTGTCCACAAACCTTCAGAAATGTAGATATCAGTATAGTCTTTGACCATACCTTTGTTGAAAGCGTTAACTTTCGCTGTACTAGTATTTGTAAAGTTTTGGCTCATTACTCTTTAATGTTGTATTTTTTCTGACGTAATACTCTGTATATTTTTTCAGTTAAATGTCCTACCAACCATGCAGTTGATTCTTCATCTTTGATATTAATATCTGTCAATATGTTAGTTGCCAAGTGGTATATCTCATGAGAAATTAGATTAGTACTTAACTTATCTTCTACATATACAATATAATACTCAGCCCCTTTTGGACCATTCAAACTAAAGACACACCCATAACTATCAGTAACATCAACAAACGCGTTTGCTTTTTTGTCCAAATACGCCTGCATGTGATCTATTGTAGGTACTACAAATAGATTAATTACTGTTTCATAAATGGGAAGTGATATCCTTTTCTTAAACATATCTCCACTTATTATTATATTCTACTCTTGAACATGTTATAATAATTGTGATATTGTGCTTTTCTATTCATCTCCCATGTCTTTTTCAATTCTCTAAAATCTGGAGTATTAATAAAAGATAAGGCATTGTTTCGCGCAGCTCTCAGCTTTTGTTCAACAAGTTGTAAATAGTTAAGAACATTTTCACCACTCATATACAAGTTCTCATATATTCTCTGTTTAAGAGCATACTCATAATATTCATTCACCAATGGGTGTTCCATCACAAGTAAGTTACCCTTGTCATCTTCCATAAGACTTTGATAGTTTATATAAACAACACCTTCATCAAAGTTTGTAACAAGAAATCCATTTTTAATGTATGCAACTCTTGGGTCATGACTGTTTACATTAAAACAATCAGCTGAAACAGATTTGCTTTTTTCAATTCTCAAAGGAATTAAATGATTATGTTCATATCTTCTACCATTGATATTATATGACACAGCTTTTTTTCCACTAGCGTCACTGACAATTTCAGCGCTAACCCCACCACTTGTTGTAGCAATAGTATTTCCACCCATAACAACAATTCTTACTTCAGTAATAACTTCTTCAGACTCTGAAATAAGTTCAAAACTGTTGTTATCAATATGATGAATTTCAAATGTCAAAAGATTTCCATCAATTCCTAATGCTTGCACAATTACGTTTGGTGTACCAACATTATGTGTAATTACATTAATTCCAGGAGTAATATTTCTTATAACACTATATTGTCTTACATTACTACCTCCAGTTAACTTGAACATTTTTTGAGCAAGTAACACTCCTTCAAGCATTCCTTCAGTATAAGTTTTGGAACGCTCTTGAATCTGATATGTATTGTGACCCTCACAAACTAATGCAAAATTCAATACATAAAAATCCAAAGGAAGTTTTCCTTTACCTTTATGAATCTCAATTGCTTTTGAGCGTGATGGATTTACTTTTAAACCTAGATCATAATTTACCTTAATAGCAACTTTGATCAACTGCTGAGGATCAATTGAACTCTCTAAGTCGTATGTGCGCATGTCTATCTTGACACTTTCTAGTAGTTCATCAAAATCTTTATATTGTACTTCTGTCAACATAGCGTTTTAAATTATAAGTTATCGTACTACGTGTTTTAAATCTTGTGCAGCATCTTGAGGAATTTGTAACATAACACCTAAATCTCTCATTACAAATTGCTCAATTTCTGGGAACAAGTATTCAGGCACATTGAAAGAAGCATCTTGTACATATTGACAATCATCTGCAGGATCACAATTGTATTTAGAAACATCACCTTCAAAAACACCTTCAAGTCTTATAGCATCCCATTCTAAATTTGGAAAATACAAGTAACCATCTAAATACCAGTAGTACTTTTTCTTATTGTATTTAAAAGTTCTTTGTCTTTCCATTTGCTGAAAAGTAGTAGGATAAGTACTTGTAAGATCTTCTGATAAATCAATTGACGTAACAGCTCTAATCAAAGGTCCCCAATATCCATCATACATTTCAGGAAGTTTGTCTTTAGTTCTTTTAAAGTAACATCCTGTTTCAATACCATGACATTGAGCTTGTGCTCTATCAACTTCAATTAATTCAACAAAGTCTAGTGTTTGGAACACAGACTGATATTTCATAATGCGATTCAAGTTGTCTTGTCTTCGCATCATAAGTTTTGCATGTTTGTTTACCAAGGAGTATAAAAAACGATCAGTCAGAAAAGCATCTTGCTTTACTGCCTTCACTTGGTTACGCACCCTTGATAATACTTCACCTATTGTAATCATTTTTATATATCAAATTCGTTATACAATGCTATGTTTTTCTCAGCATCTTCAGCTTTTTTCATCTCATTAAGATTGTTTCTGAACATGCTTGATATTTTAATTTTAGGGTCAACCTCAACATATTGCTTCCATTTTTCAGGATATGTTTTGCCAACTGTTCTTTTGAAGGCTCTTGTTGCAACAAATCCCCAGAGCTCATGATTTTTAAACCTATACTTTGTACCATAAGTTGTATAAAAAATCTTTGCTAGGTATTGGTCACTTTCCCAATTGCGATGTTGAATTACTTTCAAGTACTCAGCACTTGTTTTAAAGTCAACGTTTGGTTTACGTTTGGGAGGACAAGTTCCTATGAATAGATGACCAATTTGTTCAGGTATCTCTACACCATCTCTACTTTCTATAGCAGTCATCCAAAGATTTCCATTAAAAGTGTTGATGATTTCTTTAATCTGTTCAGCACTAAGATCTTTGGCAGAAGGAACCTTTTGCTTTAACAACTCTATAAATTCAGAGTTTAAAGTTCCTTGAGCACTGCGTCTAAAACGAGGAGCATTGAGATTTGGCTTTTTGGCGTCTTTCATATGTTACCTACAATAAGAATTTACTAAATTTTTGCGACATTTTAAAGAAGTTCCTTGATTAAATTAGACTGTGTATGTAAATTCACTTATCAATCCTTTCTCAGAATCATGAAGATGTATTAATGCAGAACGTTTGTTTCCCACGTATTTGTTATGATAGTGGTAATAGTCTGATGAGGTTAACGCTGGAATAATTCTTGTTACAAAACCATTCTGTTCATTTTCTGTAATAAACTGTGTTGTTTTTCTACCGTGATAGTGACCTGTATACAACATTCTAAATTCTGAGTTACCCCATTCAACAGGAAATTCCACAGCATAAACTAAAGGATTATTTTTTGCTGTTACATCACCATGCTCAAAACATAACATATTTTGACCATACATAACTACCTTTCTCTCAGCGTAGTTTACATTAAATTCTATGCCGTCCCAACCTTTGAATGCTTGAGACACAGCATGCAATAAATGAAAAGAGCTAAGTCTATCATGATTACCAGGAATAAACAGAATCTCTAAGTTCTCACAAAATTGTTTAGCTGTTCCTATTGCTTGACAAATTGCATCAAACGCTTTTACATAAGCTTCAGTTGCCATTTCTGAGTTTTCTACTGGAGTTCCTTTAGTAGTTGTTCCACCAAAAGTATCCATGTTCAGCGTATCTGGGCCTATTACAAACACTATCTTCTCTAAAAGGTAGTTCTTGTTAGCCTTCTCAATTAAATAGCTTACAGCGTCATTTAATATGACACCCATGTCTTCATTGTTAACTTTTCCAAAATGAAGATCTTGTAATGAAAGAACCCCACATACTTTTTCTTGAGAACTAGTGTTCTGCCAAAAAGCTGCAGGGTCTAAAGGCGTTATTTGAGGAACTTGATATGTTTCAAGTAACTCTAAAAAACTGTGTTGTATTTTTTCTTCTTGAGGTATTCTACTAACAAGAGCAGACACCAACCACTTTGTTCCTTTCTCTTTATTCCAATACTGAGAAAGTTTCCATTTTTTTGTGTCAATTTTAAGAAGCTCAATAATTTCTTCAGCACTTCGCGGTTCTGTAGAAGATACTCCTGTAATTTTACTTGTACCTGAATCAAGATCTTCATGAATTTCAATTCTTTTTGAATCTTCCTCTTTGTTGTAGTATCTGTCTTTAAAGTCAATGCCTAACTCTTGTTCTAATTCAAATAAAATTTCTTCATTTGATTTTGATTTAGATTTTTTAGTTAAATTTGCTTCAACCATTTGAATGATGACAGAGTCAATTTTATTGCCTGCATCATTTAACACTTTAATCACCTCTTCTTTTATCTTCTGATAATGTGAGAGTGAAATACCAATTCTTTGTGATTCAGCTTCTGCTGATTTTTTACGTTTTAAGCTGTGGTAAACTGCTTCTATAACATTCATAAGCAAGGATTTACAAGGTTTGAATTTAACAAATGTAGTAAATTTTTAAAAAAAAATACTGAAAAGATTTGGTTTTTAAAAAAGATACCCCCAGCTTTCGCCAGGGGCACTTCTCTAATGGGCAGGAAAACCAACAAACCTACTCATCAAAATTTTATAGAATAATGTTATCTACAGTGTTATCATGACCAGTTACAGCAGCTCCACAAATGTCAGCTCCTGAAGGGAAGTATGCCCCGCTTACGCAAGGATCAATATCACCATTAGTATTACCTGCCAGTACTGTAATTGTAAAACCTTGTGTAAATGGTGATGCACATCCAGCACCTGGTTGAGACCAATAAACATCTACGTTAAAGTTTGTGTCAACAGACACAGGAGTATCTAAAGCTATAGATGCACCCATGTAGTCATCAATTGTGCCCCCAATACATGGTTGCATAACTCCACTAACAGAAGAAACAGTTACATTTGTAGGTTCTGTACAAGGACCATTTGATACTACTTGTACTTCTCCTCCTGCACTTACACTTCCTTCAAGTGCACAGAATGTATTTGCGTCATATCCGTTTACACCACCTATCTGTAAAGTCTGAGGTGTTCCATCACAAGCAATATAATCAACACTTTGGGCATTAGTTGCACTTGTAGCAGCTGTATAAGACAAACAAGCGGTTGGCTCAGGACAAGGAATTCCTGTTACAGTTGCTGTTACAGGAACACTTTCTGTAGAAAGAAATTCTCCTGGAGGACAATTTGTTGTAACTGAAATTTCATAATCAACACCACAATCAACATTGTTTACAACAACAGGTGATGATGATTCTTCAATGCAAACAAAAGATGGGGCACCAACAGGCTTATAGCAAACATTATAGCTTGCTATGCCTGGAACTGGTGTAAAATTTATAGTTAATGTTGCCATATGACTTTTTATTTATTATGTTAAAATATCTGTAATTGTTCCTGAAACATTAGTTGGAGAAGGACAAGCTGATAAGCATGTTTCTACAACAATGTTAGCTGTTGATACTGGATCACAGATTGAACGATCTGATGTTTTGAAAATTTTTGCAAAATAAGTTCCACCTGAAAGACCTGTAAATGTATGGGTATATGCTCCAGGATTTCCTGTTGGAGTCCAGTTATGTGTTAGCACAGGAACTGTAGGATTTGATGCATTATATAATGTTACATACAAATCTGTTGCTTCACCATTATCAGTAGCAGAAACACTTAAAGTTTCACAAGTATTTGAAACTCCACTAACATCTGTCACTGGAATGCAAGGCATATCACAAGGTTGAGTTTCCACTAAAACAGGACAAGGTGTTCCACCATTAGATGCTGGTGTTAAAATTGTTCTTGTTCTAGTTTGAGTACCTTCCACACACTCAGACCACGCTGACCATTCTGAAACTACACAGTCTACAGGGCATCCTGTCACAGCAACAACTGTTGTTAAAATTGTATCACATTTTACAGTACCTGCATCTTTGTAAATTTTCACAAAATAATTTCCAGCAACCAATCCTGTGAAAGTATGACTATAAACAGTAGGAGATCCTAGCGGAGTCCATATTTTAGTTGCAACCACCACAGTTGGTGCATTATTGTTAAACAACTCTGCATATAATACTGTAGCATTTCCATCATCAGTTGCTGATACTTGTAAAGTTTCACAATTATCAGATAACACTGTCACATCTGTCAAAGGTACACATGGCATGTCGCAAGGAGATGTTTCTGTTAAAACAGGGCAAGGAGCACCACCACATGAAGCAGGTGTAACAACTGTTCTTGTTCTGGTTCTAAAACCATCAACACATTCTGACCATGCACCCCATTCAGACACAACACAGTCAACAGGTAAACAACAAGCTCTTGTTTCTTCTAATTCAGGACAAGGTTGACCACCGCATTCAGCAGGACTCACAATTGTTCTAGTTCTAGTTTGAATGCCATCTATACATTCAGACCACTCGCTCCAAGCAGAAACAACACAATCAATAGGTTCTGAACAACATTCTCTAGTTTCTACTAAAGGAGGACATTCTGCACCACCATTTATTGGAGATTGAATAACAGTTCTTTCTCTTGTTTGAACTCCGTCAATACATTCACCCCATGGTCCCCATTCAGATACTTCACAATCTACAACAGGAGGAGTTCCATCACAGCAATCACAAAGTCTTGCTGCAATTATTTGAATTACGTCATTTAAGTTAGCACCTGTCTCAATACCAAGACATTCAATAGTAGGACCAGTATATCTAACACATGTGTCTAAAACTATTTCATCACATGGTTCACCAATACAATCTGGTGGTGCTGGAACCTCTATACAAGGTTCTGGTTGGTTGCAAGGTTTGCAATATTGATTAGGATACATCTTTATATAATTTTTTTATTTATGTTAAACATGTGTTTTCACCAGGACATGCTACAGCTCTATCTCCTGTAATTTCTTGAATACAACTGTACAATCTTGTTTCAGGAGCGCATGGATCAGCACCACATTGAACATATCTTTCAGAGTAGTAAATATGCTCTACAACAGACATTCCTGTACTAAACGTTTTAGTAATTGTTTCTATAGAAGCGCCTGAACAACTTCCATTAAGATCATAATTAAATGAAATATTGAATGGTGCATAACCATTTCCAACAGTTGCGTTTGTATTAATATCTTTTAGTGTAAATGTTGTTTTTCTACGTCTATTTACAAAAGACTCACCGCCACAGAGTTCAGTAACTTCATCATAGTTTGTATCAACAACATCAACACAGTACAATACAGATGTTAATGCAAGCTTATTTACACTTGTTGCTACAGGAGCATTATCACAACTATATTCAGCAATAACTTGAACTTGATAGTTTTTAGCAGGATCTGGTACAACTGTTACATTGTACGATGTTGCAGGATAAGCAACATTTGCATTAAAAATTGGAGAACCTACAATTGTTGTTCCATTCCATTCGTAAGCTTTTACGTTATATTGAATTGGATTTTCATTAGCACCAACAACTGGAGCATCCCAAATAATTGTAGAACCAGATACAGAAAGATTTGTAACAGCCACATTTGACACAGGTACAGGCACACAACCAGTAGTTGTTCCAGAACAACATGCTTGAATAGCTGTTCTCATATCACAGATTGTAAGCCACATGTTTACAATAGTTTCTGACAACGTAGATGGACTTGAAACCCATCCTGGAATTTCAGACATTAATTGTTCTGAATCAGTAAGTTGAGGTGCTGAATCTAAACCAGCACATTCTTTTCCAATTGCTGTAGATAGTGCAGCATTTGTTCCAAGCAAAGATGTCAATTGACAAAATTTTCCTTCAAAAGAAGAAAAAGCTTGGGCAATTGGTACAACAGTTCCAGGGACAGGGCTACTTGCACATTGAGATACAACAGAAATTGCACCTGCTGAACCTCCTCCAGTAGATGCATTTTCAAGTACTGTAACTCTTCCTTGCAAGTTTGAAATTGCAGAGTTAATACTTGTAATGTTTGTTATAATTTCACAAATCTTAGATGCCAAGTACTGACTGTATTGAGCTGGCAAAAGAGATGTTATTTCATCTCCATCTTCAGTATAATACAAACAAGCTGGTAAAGATATAGGTGTTATAACACTGCCTCCAGAACCATCTGAACAACAATTTTCTTCAAAGAAACATTGTTTATCAATTATAGCTTGTAATGTTGCAATAAGTGTAGTAGGTTCTGCAATGCCTTCATCAATGATGCATTTGAAATCTAAACCACTAATATCCACAACACCTTCTGTGATATCACAAAGTACTGTAGCAAGATTATAGACAACATCAGTCACAGTATCACCCTTGCACAAATTAATACAAGGAATATCTGGACCTTGCCAGATAACGCAAGAAGAGGATATTTTAGTACATCCTTCCTCTGGTTTCAAATGCATATTGCTATTTAATGGTTTCATTATAATGTCTTGATTTTTTCTTCAATACTCAGTTTACTACAACCTCCTCCAAATGTCAAACCACAAGTGTTCATTTCTGAAGATCTTTTGTAAAGCTCCATAAGATCATGAGCAAAGTCAGGATCTACTTTAGCTTTACAGCTCTTGATGCCGTATCTCTGTTTTCTATAGGAAATAAATACAGAGTCAGCAAACAATTCACTTATGTGTTCTAATGGAGTAGGCATCTTACTTGTTATTTTGAGAAGCAGCGTTCATTGCAGCAAGTTTTAATTGCTCATCTACTGCTTGTTTTTTCTTGATTAATGAGTTTTCATAAGTAGTAACACAAGAGCTACATACTTCTCTACCATCTGTGGCAATTCGCTTTTGGCATCCACAAGACAATTTTGATTGGCAATTTTGGCAATTCATATCACTATTGGTTTTATAATTATTAATTACATGTGCTACAATTTCCATAATGTGTGTTTGCAGTAGTGCAAGTAACACAACATCCAGTCATATATTTTTTCAAAAGTTTGTCAGCATAAGCCAACATTTCAACTCCTTGTTTAGGAGCATGACAATATTCAGTTTTTGCTTTTGCTGCGTCAATGTACATTTTAATGTAACGCAAGTCATGCAATTTCTGATGTTGTTCAGGAGAAGGCTCACAAGGTTCAAGTTGCACTTTGCAAAGTTCCTTATAGTAAGCATTCATGATACTAGTGGTTCTTAAATGATAATATTCAACAAATACTTTATCATTTGGAGATACACTGTATTTAATTGTGTAGAGGCCGTCTGGTAATGGCAATAAGTTTTCAGCTTGTTGGTGTTGTAAACTAAAATCTTTGGCCGTCAAGTTTAATGCAAAACCTGGGGTCAAAGTTGGTTCAGTGATATACAAAGGTGCAGCAAAGCCTGGTAAGAATATGTCTAACCTTGGGCAGTCAACAGGAAGACTAGCAGCATAGTCTGAACTATCCCAAATTTTTAGGACAGTGTCACATGCTGTGTCTGGGATGTCTAACGCCAGAATATGTTTTATAGCCATTTTATTATTTTATTACAATTACCTCTACATTAGAATTTACAAAAAATATCCAATAAAAGCAAAAAAAGGAGGGAAGAGTTGTCCCCTTCTCCTCCTTCTTTGCAGTGTATGGAAAGCAAGGTCAGTTATTACAACTGAACTTGAAGTTGTACATGGTTGCCAGAGCTTGCCAATAAAGCATCAATGTATGCTTCAAAAGCAGCGTCACGAGCGTCAACTACAATTTTTACCAAGTATTGGTCTGCGTCCATCATACCTGTAGGGTTGCTCTTACGAGGAACACTGTGAAGGATGTGGTATGCAAAGTACTTAGATCCACGATTCAACTCAGAAAGAGTAGTATCATCTAATACTTCACGCAAACGTGAATCTTGAGTCCAAGGCTCTTGTTGATATCTCTTAGATAAGATCAATTCTCTTACCAAAGTTTCACCATAACCTTTTCCTTGGTATGCAGCTGTTACCTCAGCAACAAAGAAGCAAGACTCAGAACAAGGATCACCTGTAGAATCAACAGCAGAAGCGTAGATGTAAACTGGCTCAATTTCAAAATGATCTTTAGGATCAAAAGAGCAGTTACCAAATTTAGTGTCTACATAAGCACCAGTTAATTTTAATTGTACCCATTTCTCGTCAAGAGCAATAGTATCCCAGTTAGCAGGTTTTGTAGTAGTAACTACAGGAGATGCACCAGAATTGTCAGTGTACAATAAAGAAGGAGCAATGAATTTACCTAAGATTGGATCTTCAGCAATTGCAGCAGCCCATGCTTCATAAACAATAGCTGAATCAACTAATGTTCCATCAACATCACCAGCGCAACATCCTGTGAAAGCATCAACAGTTTTGTAAGCGTTGTGAGTTAAGAAACGCAATGCAGGAGAACCTTTAACATCAACACGCAAACGGTAAGTTGTGTTACATTTGATATCACAAGGAGCAGCAGCACCTACAGTGATTACATGGTTTACAGCATTAGCTGGTTCAGTTACGTAGAATGCACTAACGTACTTTGGATTGATACCTTTTGACTTTACAGTCTCTTTGTATCCACCGTGAAAAGGACCAATCTTGTCATTAGCGTGGAAGCTACCTTGAGCAAGATAAATTAATGGTGTAGCAGCATAAGTAGGTGTAGCTGTCAAATCTTGGATCAAGTTGTCTTGTGCAGACACTACACCAATTTCACCAGCAACCAATGCTAACGTGTTTTGCCCGTCTTTAGTAGAGAAACCATCAGTTCCTACTAAGAGTTTTTGGAAGGCATGTGGAAAGTAAGCCATAATGTTTAAAATATTTAAGGGTTAAAAAAATGTTTTTTGTTTATTGTAAGAACAGCAATTTATACTTTGCAGAATTAAGTGCGCTCTTAACATTGTCAAGGTCATTTACAACTTCAGAATAAGGAACTTTACCTTGAAGCTCTGTAATCATAGATGATAGCTCTCGTATATAAGATACAGCTTCTTCTTTAGAATACAAACTTTTTGGTGAATTTTCTGTACATTTTAATAGTTTTTCACTTGCTCCTTGATATCCTTCAGCAATTGAATCTATCATGTCAGGTAATGTTTCATACAATTCATTTAATGCTTTGTGTACAGAATAAGAACCCTCACCTGTAATTTTCAAATGCAATTTATGAAAAGTTGTAACTGCATTCATTAATTCACTGACGCATGCTCCTACAGCAAGATCTGTCAAACTTGCATCTGATGAATAAGATGCTTGTGTACTTGTAGCCATAGGTTTTTTCAATTTATATGATCCAGCAAAGTCCATATTTAATTATTTAAAGTTGCTTGTTGTTTTGTTCTAGAATACTGATTGAACAGTTCCATGTCACCTGCTAAAATTGAACATGCCTCATCAATTACCATTTCAATAATGTCATCTTTAAGTTCACATTCAACATCTACATCTGCAGTACCAGTTGAGGGATTAATGCAGCCTAAAAAAGATACATTTCTAGGTTTTCTATAGTACACTAGTTTTGGTGTACTAAGATCAAACTCCCCATTAGTGTAGATTCTAATTCTATCACTTTGCATTGTAGCAAATGTTTCACCCCATTTAGCACTAGGTTTTCTAAAATCATCTCCTAATAACGCATCAACATCTGCTACTTGAGCCAGATAAACAATCAAAGGTCTTTCTGGGCAACAGTCTGTAATAGCATTTACAGAGATTCTTTTATAAAATAAGTAATCAGAAGGAAGAGTAGCTGTTTCATAATACAGTGGAAACTCAGTTGCCGTAATATTATTTTCAACAATTAAGATTTGCAAATCATCAATATTCATGATTGTTTGCTCACTACCCTCTTTCCCTTGATTGTGACCATGAACTTGCCTACGTACCCATTCTAGCTGAGCTTTATTAAACGCCTCAACAATCTGCCAACATTCAATGTTGTCATAGTCCTGAGAAGACAGTTTATTCAGTCTTTCTCTAACTTTAATTTGTAGTAGGTTGTTGTTCATTAGTTATTCCAATATTTTTCTACGTTCTTAGTAATGTCTACTAACACTTCTTCATTCAATGGATTCTTCAAATATTCTACAACATCTGATGAATTCTTACCCATTAAACTGCTACTCTTCATGTGATAGATAAATCCATCTCCTCTAGTTGCAATAATCTTGTAGAAGTTTGCGTCTTTTACAAGTGATCTCAACTTAAGAGTTTCCATGTCAAGTGATGCAACCTCTAAGAAACGTTGTGCAGTTTTGCGCTTGTCCTTATCAACTGTTTCACCATTAACATATTTATCCATGTTGTCATAAAGAATATCAAGTGGAGTTGACTTTTTGTATTGTGTTGAATTTGCGTCAACCACTTTACATACATAGAACAACTTGTTAGTATTCTTTTCAAATAATTTTTGCAATTCAGCCAATGCTTTGTTGCGTAATTTTTTAACTTCTGTTCTAATAGAAGCTGTTTCTTCATACTTATCTAAGTAAAACTTAGGAGGAACAGGAAGTTGTCTAGCTTCTTCTAAGCTTTTAGAGACAATTGAAAATCCTCCAGCTTCAATAGCTTTAAGTTTAATAAGATCATAAGGATCATTTGCAGGATCTAAATAGATTGGTTCATTACCAAATCTCATGATAATCTTACCCCAGAACTCATCATTGTCTGGTCTTAGTAATTTTACTTTGTTCCAGAAATCAGCATCGTTAGGATCAATTACATTTGAAGCCAGTTCTTTTTCAAGTTGTGCAACAGTTGCACGAATCTGTTTAATTGCTGCTTCTCTGTCATCTTCATCAAGTTGTTTGATCTCAGGAGCAAATTCATTTAATCCTGTAACATACCTCTTGATACCATTGTTCTCAAGACAAGCAAGTTGTTCTTCGTGGAACACTCCTTCAAAAAGTACCATTTGATACTTCTCAAGACCCATGTTAGAGTTTAATGTGTCAATGAACGGGCGTACTGCTAATGTACTTGACCTTTTCAAGGTCTGATGTTTTTCAATCATCGTTACTTCCATAATTTGTTTTTTTTGTTGGTTGAATTGTTTTCTTCTGTTTTCTTCTTTTAGCAACTTCTAGTTTAAAGCTCCTGAACCACGTCAAGGTAGTTGCTTCTCAGGAGAACCTGGGATAAACCCAGGCATGTATTGTCAAGTTTAACCCTGACGTGAGGAGGTGGAGTCTTGTTAAAAGCAGGGACCTGGGGGAATGATACCCCCAGGTTTGCTTAGTTACCTTCTTGGATCCTTAGAATGATCCACCAGTGATAGGATTTCTCATAACAATTTTGAGAACTTTAGTAGGGTCTTTAACCCAGATAGAAGGCATAGTCTGAGTCATGAATACTCTATAACCATTGAAATTACCTGAAGATGCAAAACCTTGAGTTCTTCCCATGTAATCCATAGTTCCATTTTGGTAGAACCATTTCATTTCACTATCCCACTTCAATTTCAACAAGTAAATGTTGTCATTGGTGTTGTCAGTGATGTCAAACACGATGAAGTTATAAGAAGATAATGGGAAACCATCAATGATAGGGTTCTCAATATCATTAGTGTGTACGTTGTCAAACGCAGGGTTCAATACAAACTTAACGTTTGCCAAGAACGGAATAGTGTAGCTAGTGAAAGCAAAACCAAAGTTCAAGTCCATCGCGTTGTTACCAGAGATAGCACCTAAACCAGATTTGCTCATATCAGCAAACAATGAAGTACCAGAACCAGCAGTGCTGAATGCTTCTTTCTTGATTGCTTCGTTAACCATCTTCATACCAGCCATACCAGTTTGAACAATGATTTGACGATTAGGATCTGGACCTTTGAAGTCAACTTTACCATTGTAGAAGTTGAAGATCTCAGAACGGAACAACTCTAAGTTGAAGCTAGATTTGTTGTAGATTCTCTTGAATGAGTTATCCAACTGAGCCCAAAGACCTGTAGACAATCTGATATCATCTGGACCATCTTGCTTAATACGACCACCTTGTCCCCACATTAAGTAAGTTTCAATGTCGTTAGCAATTTTGCTCAAGTGTGCAGATTCCATTTTAGTAACAAATGAACGAGTCAAAGTACCATTGTCATAAGCTTTCTTGATGTAGTCTTTACCCATTTTAGCTACCATTGCGTCAATGTTAGTTAAAGAAGGATCTTTTGCGATGTTAGCGTCAAATGATTTCCAGATCTCAGTTACAGGAACTGTACCATCTGCATTCATTCCACCTTTCATCATCATCTCAGCACGAGAAGACACAGAGTAGTGTACGTGAGCCTCAGCACCACCAACGTAGTTGTAGTACTCACGGAAACCTGCGCTCAATTCTCCAATGTCAGAGAAACGCTCACCGTATTCACCACGAGCAGAACCTTTTCTGAAGAACTTAGTACCTGGTTTCAAATACTTTTTGTCAAGAGCCTTAGTGTTGTCATTGTTCACTAATTGAACAGTGTACACAAAACCATCACCTGAAGGAAGAATATCCTCAGCAGTGATGTAAAGTTCAGCTCCTTTGTACTTGTCATAAGTGATGATATCACCGTGACCAAATACACGCTTGTTAATTTTGATTTTGAAGGTAGTACCATCTTGACCAAGAACTGCTACGCCTGGCTCAACATCTTCTACAACGTAAGGAAGATCCTGTACGATAGGAGTTTGCCATTTGTACTCACCTCTAGGGTTATCTACAAGAATAGTGTTTTTACCACCAAAAGATGCCATCTGATAAAGAGGCATTTCTACCTTTTGGGTTTGTGCCCATAAGTCAACTGGTCCTAAATCCATAGGGTCAGTACTCTTAAGCATGTTTACCAAATGGTAAGAGTCTACGTGTGATCCAACTTTATAGTTGGTGTCACGCAAGAACAATCCATTGTTTAATACGGGTGTGCTCATTTTGTTTAGATTAAAGTTTAAAAGTTGTTGTTAAAAATTTATTGTCGTTTAAAAATATTTGCCGCTGGGCGAGGTATCTTTCTACTGGTAGGTTTTTCTTCCTCATCATCTTTGACAGTTGATGCAATTTTACGTGCCTCTTCTGTTTTCAGTTTTCTTACAGTATCTTGAGTTACCTCATTCTTTGCTTGTTTTCTGATGTTCTCCTTGTAATCATCAGGATCAGATAGCAACCAAAGTGTTTCTGCAATCAAGTCATAGCGTGGAGATTTTCCAAACTGGTGATCTTCTAATAACTTACCAAGTAAGTTTGTAGGGCGACCAGTCATGCTTTCATACTTGACAGTTGTCAATTCATCCCATAAGAACTTTTGACGCTTGCTATCAATTTTTACACCGTTCAACTCTGCAGGTTTCAAAGTATTATAGATGTTCTCCATATACTCTTCTTTTTTCTGTTGTTGTTGAGCACGGAATTCTTCCTGTTGCGCAAGTTTTGATTGAACTACTTCTTCCTGCATTTGATCCAATTTTGGTTTGAACTGTTGTGCTTTTTTAGCAATCACACCTGATTCAATCCATTCTTGTAACTGATCTTCAATAAGCTCATTGTCACCATTACCAAAGTTTGTAGCTTGTAGGTATTGACGAGCAATTAATTCTTGATGCTCATCATTTCTTGGATCTAATGATCTTACTTCCTCAGTTTGAGAAAGTGCACGAAATAATCCTTTCATGTCAGTTCCGCCTTTTGCAACATATTCTGCTGCATATTGCAGTTCTTGTGGAAGTGATTCAAAGAACTCTTTTGGAGTTTGCTCTCTTAAAGCTTTTTCTCTCTCTTCAAAGTTTGCTTGGATTAATTCCTTCCAATCTTTTACAGAGTATTCCTCCAATGATTTATCATCTTCAAAAGGGACAATTAAACCTTCCTCAATCAATTTTGAGAATGTTTCAACCATTCCACTTTTGTCAATTTTTTTGCGTCCTGGTTTTTTTTCTTCTGCATCATCTGCATCATCACCTTCCAGTTCCGCGTCTAACTCAGCAAATGCAGAAGCTACGTCTGCTGAAGTTGTTTTCTTTTTCTTACCAGCATCATCTGAAGAATCATCATCTGAATCATCAGCGTCTTCCTCAAGGAAAGACATATCTACTGATTTGTTTTTTGAGAAGACTGTTGGCTTCTCATCTTCCTCATCTGCTGTAACGATGCTTTCAGCACCTGGCATTGGTAAAAAATCATCAATACTTTCAATGCTCACATTAGATACAGAAGTTTGTTGGTTGTTTTCTGCTGTTGAACTCATACTTTTTTTTGTTTAGTTGGTATTTTTTCTCTTCTTCTTCATATATAATCTACAAATAAACTTTGAAGATTTACACCCTATGAATGTAATTATCAAACTTTTTCTGTACTATATAGCTATGACAGCTGTTACTTGTCATATTTATTTTTATTTGTTTTTGCAATTTGCAATTCTTTCTGTGCAATTCTTTCTTTTGAAAGAAGTTCCTGACGTTTTATTTCAAGTTTTGATTGTTCTGTAGCTTGTTTATTCAAATCTCTTTGTCTAGCTATAGACTGATCAGTTTCTTTTGCATTCTTTTTGTCAAGATACTCAAGTGTGTCAATGTAATCATTCTGAGCATTTGCATCACGGTCCTGCATTGCAGTGTAACCTGCAGAGCGAATTTCAGCAACTCGCTCATCAGATTCTCTATCAAGTGCTTTCTGCTCAGCATCAAATCTAAGTTTAGCTTCAAGTCTTTTGCTTTCGCCTTCTTGACGCATTTTCTCAGTTTCTTGCATTGCTTGCATTTCTTGTTGTTTAGCTGCAGATGTTTTCTCTTCAATACCTTTCATAACATGTGTAATTTCAGCCATTGAGTCAGCTTTAATAATGTTACCTAAGTCATAGATAGAAGCACCTGAAGTATTATTAGAAACTGCAAGTGAGCGAATTTGCTCAATAACTTGTCTCTGATTAACCTTTGTTGTGATAAAAATATTCAAGTCTCTAGCTAATAATTCTGTACCATTGATTTCAAAGTTAACCTTTTCATCCATAGTAGTCAAATATTGTAGCCTTAAACTTGGTTTTGTTGAGTGATAATATTGTGACAAGTCTGTACGCATCTGATGTACACGTGGCATTAAGTATTCTGAATGCTGTGTGAAATAAGGCTCAGTTTGAGAATAACTCATGTTGATTGCTTGTTCAATACCTTGAGCTGTTTCTTGTGCGTTAACAGCACCCATACGCTGAGGTGATAAACCAATTGCTTCAAAACACTGATTCTTGAAATAATTAGAAAGTTGAATACGTGACATCAAACGATTTGTTTGTTCAAGATTCAATACTTGGTAATGCTGGAAGTTTAAAGCATTTTCTGTATTTGTAATAGAAGTATCCAATGGTAACATCTGGAAGTTCTTCATTGCAACATACGCTTTAGAAAAATTATCCTTACCCCAATCTTCACCCATAGAGTGACGAGGTAGCGCATTTTGATCAAGCATGATCACAGTACCTAATTCATCCACAAGAATGTCTGCAATCTGATTGTTTACAAGATTGTAACCTACTTGATAAGGCTTCATCTTATCTACAAGAGACATTGATTTTGTATTTCTATCTGAGAAGACAGCGCCTTCTACTGGAAGTTTACAACCATAAAGTGTAAAATCTCCTTTGAATTGGAAACGTAAAGGTTTGACATTCAAGTACATTGGAGCAAATCCAAAGATATCATGATTGCCATAGTAAGCTGGTCTGTTGGGACCAATCTTGACACCTCCCCAAGTTTCATTAATCCATATCCAATCAATGTGTTCACCATATACTAAAGTTTCTCTATTTTTGTTTTTAATGACAGTTGTGTCATAAACAGGTTTATCAGTGACTTTATAAGTCTCATCAACAATCATGTCTACTAAAACACCTGTGTTGTCTATTTTGGACAAATGTCCAACCATTCTTTGTGATTTCCAATACACAGTTGTTACACGCAACATACCCATGTCCTTAAATTCTTGTAAATCTTCAGACTCATTAAGAATTTGGAATATGATGTCGTCACCTGTATTCATGTGCATTTCACTAGCACTTAAGAATTGACGCATTCCTAAAGAAGGGCCATTTGTGTTCCAATCATAAGATCTTGTTCCATCATAGAAAGAACCATCATTTTGAACACCTGGTAAATTGTAACCTGCTGATTTTACAGGATAAATGGCTTCTAAACTATGAAGCTGATCTTCATCCATCATGTAACCATACTTGTCAATTACATCAGCCAGAGTCAATAAATCAACTCTGCCTACCCAGTTAGATTGAGATATGTATCTTGCTTCAGGAGATTTGTGATAGAATGTAAGCAATGGATTCCAAAGCTCTACTTCATAATCATCCTCATTCATCTTAAAATGCCAGAACTCTCTGTCTGTAATAAGCATATCTCTAAAGGCCATGTTCTCTAACTCTTTCATAGAGAATCTTTCTTCATCCACATTATGCTGGTGTGTAGCCCATTCTTCTACAAGAGAGCGATAGTCTTTTTTAAAGAACTCTTCAATTTCAGGAAGACTTTTAATTCTCTCAGGAGCCATAAGTTGTTGAGCCTGAGCAGCTTGTTCTTCATCTTCAAGATTAAGACCCATTTTTTCAATGGTCTCCATCATTTTCTTTTCAGCTCTTGAAACAAGAACTTCTTCTACCATAGCGCGTTTTGCCTCAATCATTTCATTGTATGAAAGATCATCAACAGCTCTATATGTAATTTTATCATTTCTTTTCGCAAACTCTCCTGTCAAAACATTGATGACGTTTGGAACAATAGGAAAGAATTTTAATTCAAATGCACTTTGGTCTTCTTTAGTAAGTACATCTATAAGTTCAGCAACTTCATTATCTTCTTCAACAATGTAGTCACTCTTGTCAATAATACCATTGGCAAGCTTGTAATTTTTCAACAATCTTCTAGCATTTCTGCGTATTTGCTTGAGTCCTTGCATTTCAAACCAGTCAAGGTTCCACGCACCCCAAGCTTCATCTTTATCTTTTCTGCGCAAAAACTGAATAGGTTGAGTTAGAGTACCCATTTTATTGTTCTCTACCTTAGCCCCATTCTTGATTTGCATTGCATTTACTATTGTTGGCATAATCTAGCTTATTTACTTTTGTTATTATCTCATGTTTTTGAAAGGATTTCTTGGCTTTCTCAACGCTGTAGATGAAGAACTTTCGTTACCCATATGGCGGAAAGGACTCACTCTTAATTTAGCATTTTTATTTGATTTATCCAAATTACCTTCTTCACGTTCAACACGTTTTGAATAGCCTCTATTTGACTCCTGAACTTTTGCAAATGCTACTAGAGCACAGAACGCAACAAGTCTATCCACGTTAAGTCCTTCTCTGTATGCTGCCATCTCTTTAAGTAGCATGATATCAGGAATTCTTTCAATACCAAATGTTGTTTTTACAATTGTACCATCTGTCATTGTTTCTGTATCAAGTTCTTCCTCAAGAAATTGTATTGCATATGATATCAAATTAGTCTTGAAAAGAGTACCAACGTTTCTCCAACCATATTCTTGGTAAACGTTTGTATTACTAGACAGTTCTTTGAGAAACAAGATTTGACTTTTGGGTACAAGATACTTTTGTTTTCTTCTGGAAATCATGTATTGAATAAACAATGAAATGTTATTCTCAACAATTGTCCAAGCATTGTACCATTCTATGATCATTTCAAGACGCTCGTGTGTTTTGTTTAAATCATCAAAACGTCCACACCATGCTGCAACAATTTTATCTCTTTCAATATGCTGTTCTATTGATCCATCTGCCTTATGTTTTGTGACTTCCTGTGCAGTTTTGTAAACAAATATGGAACACAATGAATCTGATGTTGTTGTTTTACCTTCAGAAACAGGGTCAATTGATGCGTAATACATTCCAAATTGTGGATCTTTTACAGGTCTTTCATAAACAACAATTACTCCTTCTTTATCAACTGTCTTAGGTGATATAGGAAATTCAGATATTGGAAGTTTACGTGACTCTTTTGCTATAATTTTACCAGACTCATCTCTATGCAAATCGACAAATTCTCTGTAATATTCACCATCTTCAATACGTCTTACTTGTTTTGTAACAAGATGCAGTGGAAACTTAGATACTTTTCTATATGCAAAAGCTTCTTCAATGTTAATAGGTTTCTGAGAAATACGTAATTGGTAGTCTTCAGGTTTAAGATTTTTCTTCCAATCAAGACGTTCTTCATGAATCATCTCTAAAGCCTTCTCTACCAATGAGTTACCATATTCATCAATGCAAGGAATCATTGACCATTGCTCTGGAATAAACAATCCACATTTACCAATTTCACCATCAGCATTGATCAAGTTTGTTTCTACTGCAAGAACATCTTTTGCAATGGGATTCATGATCATTTCTTTCAATGGTTCGCATTGTTCCAAATCACCCACAGATCCTGCAGCAACAAACATACCTGTGTAAGTCATACCTGATTTCATTGCAGGTAGCAAGTACTCTATTGTTTCATTCATTTTTGGGGCAATTCCAGCCTCCTCATGGAAGAATAATGTACAAGGTCCCCCTACACCATTCGTAGGGTCTTTTTCAAGCGCTAGGCCAAAGATTACAGACTTTAAACCAACGTCTCTTTTCTTACCTCCCTGGTTAACTTCAATACGTTGTTCCCAGTTTAAAACCTTATCAGGATTACATGGTCTATACCATGCAGTGTGGGTATTCAAAAAGTTTCTATATTCTTCTAGAAAACGCCATGTTCCTTTCTCGTTAATGTAGTCTTTTAGTGATCCTGCCATTTTACTAACAGAACCTTCTTCAAAATAGAACATGTTAATCATCTTTCCTGCATGGAAATATGAAGATGCAATCTGACGTTTTTTAAGAATAGCAGCGTGTTTAGAAGAATGCTTTGCAATCTCCTCATACAAAGCCATGTGATACTGAGCATCACGCACATCAGGGAATGTAAATCTTGCAACCTCTTTGTTATAGATAGGTAAAAAGTTTACCCACATGTAGTAATCTCTTGTCAAAAACCACGTCTTTTTGCCATTCTTATAAATAGCACCTTTTCTACATTTGATTTTTTGATCATCCCAATAAGCTACATAATCCTTTGATCTAAAAGGAGCTACACAAAAAACTTTAGATTTATTGAAAGCTCTGGCCTCTTTGTTAAAAATCAAAGAAGTCTCATCAAATTCATACTTGCCTGGCTCTTTAAACACAGACCAAAGAAATTCTACGTACTCTTCTTTTGTTTCAAAGCTAGTAGTAGACCATTCTTTTGTTACTGCATCATATGTAGGTACTTCTAAATACATGTTTATTCTTTAGGGTCATCAACCATTACTGTTACTGAACGAGCATCTGCATAGTTCCAAATTACAAGATTCACAACATAAGTGTCTTCTCCAAGAGAAATCCATTCTCCTTTTCTAGGGACATTGTTCATCAATCTTGTTATAATAAAACCATCAGAAACGTGAACAACATTTACTACGTTGTTAAACACCTCTCTACTTTTCAACTCTTCGTGTAAGCTCATCTAGTTTTTCTTTTTCACCACCAGTTTTGTTGATGATTTCTTTTATAATATCAATGTCTTTTGATCTTAAAATTGCATATTTAGGTTCTTTACCATTCCAATACGCATTGTAGTCTTCTCTGTGAAAACCATTCCATACTTCTGTATGAGGGTTGTAGTGAAACAACCAATTATATAATTCGCTCTTTTTCATTTGTAGTTGTTTAGCTCTGGTCATACGCAAGGTGTTGGCCTCCTCTAACTTGGCTCTTCTGCTCTTCCATAAGATCTTTGTACGCCCCTTTGAACGATATACGTATTTGCTCAAACTTTGCCGCAGCATTAACCAGAGAATTAATGTTACCATCCCTACCGTGCTCAATTGTAGTCGTTTCCATATATTTTGCCAAGCGGTCAAGCATGTGTTTGATACCCATAAACGCCCTGTATGTAGGGGTTTCATAAAGTTTTTTACATAACTCAAGAGCTGCCAAAATTGCGTCATCTTCAGTAGAAAAGTCAACGTTAAGTTGCGAAATAATAAGTTCTTCTTTTTCATTTTCTGGTGTATCAAAAAAGGGGTTCATGTCAGGATTAGGACATGTCATATAAAAGAGATACATGTAAACATTCATGTAGTTCTCAGGATACTCATCCATAATCCTTTTTAAAAAATTTAGTGTATAGCAATGCTCTGTAGGAACCACAACACCATTCTGTAAATCAAAAATCTTTACCATTAGTTCTTCTTTTTAAAAAATTTAGAAGGGTTGTCTTTGTAAAATGTCATAATAGCAAGAACTTCATCTTTTAAATATGGCATCTCATAAGGAATAATTTCCTTAATAATAGGTTCACCTTCTTCGTTTAGTTTAGAGATTGGATATCCAAACTCATCTTTTTCTTCTTCTTCTTCAAACATGATATGATGAATCACAAGCTTTCCTGGTTTTAACTGAGGATTATGCTTTAATATCATGTACATGTAAATTGACAACTGCAGATTGTAATGATTTAAGTTACAGTCATCTAAGTGAGAAACAGGAGCATTCATCTTCTGAGAAACTCCTTCCCAATTTTTGAAAGATTCTGTTTTAATTTCTTTATTTGTTTTGTAGTCTGTAATGTGAACATGCCCGTCAGCTACCTCTACAAGGTCACTTTGTCCACAAATACCAGCAGATCTTAAATAGACCATGTGTTCTGGATAGATACCATCCATAAGTTTTTGAGAAGGTGCTACTTTAAGACCATTCTCATCATGCATTGGTCTAATTACAGGTAGTGTTTTATCATAGCGAACTATTGTTTCACAGTTTGTAATGTCTTGTTCTCTTTGGTCGTGATACCAGTTTCCTAATGTACACGCTCTATCAGACTCTTTTTTCCAAACATTTTGTATTTCATCAACACTCATACCGTACCACTTACTTCTTTTGTTTGTGGCAGACTTTTTGGCAATATTGTTTGAGTCAAAAGGTTGTTTTAAACCACCAATTAAAGTGGTTACACTAATCCATTTTGTATTGTCAGCAGGGTCTACTGATGTATAACTGTGTGTTTTTGGTTCAAATACTAAACTCATAGCTCTTATTTTTGGTTTATACTAGCTCTAATCAAATCTTCTTCTTCCTGAGTAGTCACTGCTTTCCAATAACCTTTAGGACAGTCTGAAGCTAATGATCTGGTTTTCAGCTTTAAAGAACATCCACATTCTGAACAACAAGGTTGTGTCTTAGGAACAGCACACTTATCACCCTTGAGATCTATGAGAGGGCATTTTATGCATATCTCATTTCTGTAGTATGCAATCTCCTCAATGTGTTCTTTTTTGAACATGTTATTTCTGACTCCCTCAAAAATTTTACCACGTTCTTTCCAAATTTTAATTGCGTTATTCAACATTGTCTAGATATTTTTCTTTTAGTTTTTCTACTGTTTTCTTTCTGTCTGCCTCTTGATCCATTACAGAGAGTATTCTCTCGTATTTTTCAACGTCAGCTTTCACATCCACACTGGTTTCATACATTCTAATTGATTCAGACGCATCAATTCTATTTAAGAATGAATTGTACTTTTCCAGTTTCTTTTCTACACGCTGCCTTTTAAGCACAAAAGTTCCCATATTGGGAACATTCACAGAACAGTGCTCCATAGAACTTAGCTTTTTTTGAACTGTTCTATAAAAAAAAGCAACTACATCATCCACCATTAGATGATCTAGCCCCAAAGATTCAGCTGTTATCTTTGATATTTCCTTACGCTTTGTTGGATTCAACGGCTAAGATGTTATAGTCTAACAATACGTTTCCTTTACCATAAATGTTAAGAGACTTACTAATTTGTATTTGTCTCTTGCCATTGTTAATTTTCTGTACAATTCCACGTTTTTCAAGCTTAGCCATTCTATTACGTACATTTTGTGCACGTACAGAAAACTCTTCCATTTCAATGTTTTTGTACAGTTTCTTAGCTGCAGCATTACAGAATTTACCTAGTTCAATAGGTCCCCATAATGCAAGTAAAGTCAATAGCTCAATATCAGAAGGAATCAAATGTTCTTTTTGAAAGAATATTAATTCTGTAATAATCTGATATTTCACCAAGTCGTAAGAGCTAACTCTAATCTTTTTTTGAACTCTGTTTACTTCCATGGTTTTTAATGTTTATTAATTTTGGTACCATTCACTCAGGAGTTTCACCTGAACTTCCAATCACAATACACCTTTGCGAGATGCCTGTGAGCTGTTCCACCTAACAGCATTTGTCGTGCTTTTTTTACGCTTACACTAGTGTGGTACTGGCGACATATGCAAAATGCATTTCTTTGTTGCGGGGGTGAGACTCGAACTCACGTGGTTTGGCTTATGAGACCAAGCTGGAACCTCCTCCAGTCTACCCCGCATTACCTTTAATCCAGAATATTCTGAATCTTTGAAATGGTCTTCTGAGTGCTATTAAGAATTTTCTTAGTGCGTTCAGATTCTAACATCAAATTATTAATTTGATTATTGACCATGTCAATGTGTTTTTCCTGTTCTTCTTCCAAAGATTGTAAACTGTGTAATGTAGTTACAAATCCAGAAAGAATTGCGTCTTTTCTCTCCTGAAACATTGTAGAAGATGCAGATGACGTGCCTGATAACTTGTTAATGATGGTTTTTAACATAGCTTTAGTTTTTAAGGTTTACCATACGATTGCAATGTCTCGCTCTGCAATCATCAATTTAAGATCGTCTTCTATTGAAACAACACCTGCATTCTGTAAAGAGTATGTTTCTACAAACACTTTATCTCCAGGTTCAACAATAGTAACTTCGTCCCCAACAGCAAATACTTCTAATGCTGTCCATTTTGCCATCATCTCTGCTTCCATTGCTGCTTCAGCTGCAGGATCAAGCATGATTTTAGATTCTGGCTTTTGAGGTTTAGTAAGCAACACTCTGGTTCCTACCAATTTTTTGAATTGTGTCATTGTTTATTTATTTGGTTATTAAAATTGAGCCTTCTGTAGGAGTCGAACCCACAACCTGCTGAGTACAAATCAGCTGCTCTACCAGTTGAGCTAAGAAGGCTTGTTTGTGATCCCACTAGGATTTGAACCTAGAACCCTCAGCTTAGAAGGCTGATGCTCTATCCAATTGAGCTATGAGACCTCATTGTAATTGATTTGAAATTCTAGTGGGGTTCCTGACTACCCACAAGTCCAACGCATGCCCCTTTTCACCCATAGTCCAAGTAAATGATCAGTTTACTTGTTAATGACTAGCTGGATTGACTACCAGCACCTGCTGCGGAGATCAGTTATGTATATCTTCACAGGACCTCAGAGCTTATTGGTTACGCTACCTTTAAGATGAGTGGTTTTAACTCACATGCCTGACAACGTGCTTCCCAGTTCTTTTCAGAACGGTGACACTACTTTGACCCCTCTCAAGAGTCTATTCAGTCACAGAATACAAATCAAATGTCAAAGAACGATTCAAGTTTAGTTTAAACTTGTAACGTTTGGTTTTTTACTCTGAAGTCTCAGCTCCACCTGGTCCGTCAGTATTTTTGTTTTCAGCATTATCAGGCGTTGTCATGTTTGCAATCATGATTGTAGCTTGAATACGCTTAGCTTCTTCAGTTACAGCCTTTGCTTGTAACTCTGCCAGCTGAGCACGTAATGAGGCTAGTTCAATCTGGCTTTTATACCAGGCAATAACCTCATCTCTTGTTGGTTCTTTTTCTTGTTCTGCCATTATGTTAAGTTTTTTGTTAGAGTTTCATATGAAACCTCACTACAAATATACTTTAAAAGTTTAAATTCTGCAAATTTTTATTTACATTTGTAAAGTTTAAATCTTATTTTGTTAAAATGGAAGGCATGACCCTTATCACTACCCACCCTATTAAAAAGTCAGATCTTGGCTTTCATGGTAATCTTTTTGGAGGCAAACTTTTAGCATGGATGGATGCTGCTGCAGCTGGATTTGCTATGGAAGTTTGTGATACACCACGCATGGTAACTCTTCTAATAGATAAGTGTGTGTTTAAAAAGTCAGCAAAAGAGGGACAACTGATTAAGATTTACGGAAAGGTCATGCATGTAGGTACAACTTCCATTACACTGTACATGGAAGCTCGCGCTCATAACGTGTATAGTGGTACTCAAACTGTAGTTTTACATACAAACATGCGCTTTGTCAGAATAGATGAAGCAGGTGATCCTTTACCAATAGGAGAAAGAACACGTAAATTATATTCCAATGGAGAAAGCAATATTCAAGTTTAACGGAGGATTAGGAGCATTGTTGTGCTCAAAATGTAGAACCATTATTAAAACAGGTTCTCAAATGACAGACCAAGAAAAGAATGCTATGAAAGGTCTTGAGTTATTACCTCCAGCGTTCTGTTCTAAATGCGCAACAGGAGTGCACTATGTTTTAACTCGTGTAGAAGATGGACTAATGTTTAATTCATGTTCTGTAAAATGGGTTAAGTGGAAAGAAGATGGACGTTTTGAAAAACTATATGCACGTCCTAAAATAGGGTTTTCATGCATTGTTGATCCAGAGTACGGTTCTCAATATACATGGCTCACAACAACAATAGAGAGCATGACCAAAATATCTGCAAATGAATTGCAGTTTAAAACTAAAAACTCAACCTATATGCTAAACAAAATTAAAAATGGAAAATCTTAACATCAGAAGTCTTTCTCAAGAAGAAAGACAAGCTCTCAAGCTTAAGCTTGCTAAAGAGATAATTGATATCTATCCTGATATGTTTACGTTCTGTGTGCGTATTAACTGCAAACCAGATCCTTATGAGTCTTATGGCCATGGATTAGGTATTGGACTGGGATGGTATGGTATTATAAAGGACATTGTAGAAACTATAAAAGAAGAAGACGACAGAGTCAATCTTGAAAACAACTCTGAACACATCACAAAGGTCACTCAAATCAAAGAAAAATGGGGCGGTTTGCGTTTCTATTGCACAGGCACAACTGACAAAGGTTGGAGTGTAATTGAAAAAGCAGAGAAAGAATCCTATGAAGTTTGTGAGAACTGCGGTTCTAAGACTGATGTGGGTTGTTACAGTGACGGTTGGATCTCTACAAAATGTAAACCTTGTGCTGAAGACAGTTACAAGTTTGGTATGGACAAAGGCTATTTTAAACCAGAAGTTAAACTTTCAGATTTGTTCATGACAAGAGCAGAACGTATTAAAAAACAACAAGATGAAAAGCAAGATTAGTTTATTTTTTACAGGAGTACTTCAAGTTTACTTTGTTGCAATAAACACAGTATTCTTGGCAAAAGAATTATACATTGGAGTTTTATTTGCAGCTTTTTCAATCTCTATGATTTGGTCGTATAATATCAAGAAGATTGTATTTGGAACATTTTCTGAGAGGATTATTTATTCCCTTGGAGCAACAGTGGGTAGTCTATTGGGATTATACACCAGTTCATTCTTAATGAATTTCTTTAGCAACCTATAACAACCACTATGATAGTAAACAACCTTTTTGAACTAGGGACCATTGTCTACCTTAAAACAGACTTGGAACAATTACCACGAATTATTACAGGAATTCAAATTTGTGCAGATGGCGGAATGCTGTATAAACTTGCACAAGGACAAGATGTAGATTGGCACTATGAAGTGGAACTAGCAGATCATCCAGACATACTCCTTAAAACATCCCACTAAGAGAAGCCCAGGTCACAAGCCTGGGTTTTTTGTTTGCAGCTCAATCTTGCTAACGTTGCAGCTCATTACTTAGCGTATTTGAGCTAGAAGTGAATTGCGTTTGAGCTATAACAGTGGCTACTGGAACTAGCCCCCTACTGTGTAGTAGAGAGGGTGTACCCCCTACCACAACATCCCCCCGCCAACGCACGCAACACCTATACCCCCATGTGAACCAGCACATTAAATCAAAGCTTATGTATCATTGGTATTTAATTGCAGGACATCAAATCCTTGCCAAGTCCATGCGTGAAGCATACAAATACTTCATGGACTACTGCAAGGAGGACAGACACTGAGAAGTGTCACCTGCACAGCACCAACACAGAGATGTTCTAACAAGAGTGTCTCTGTGTTTATTATATATAAGCCTTGTCATTCAACAGCTAAACCCCTTAACAATTCAATATTAATAACTCTAAATTTAAACTCTCATGAAGAATCTTAAAAGAATGGTACTACCTGTACAGATCATTGCATTGTTCGTATTGCCAATGATCATGATCACAATCATCACAGCTACATTAGCTACATGCTTGTCATTATTAACGCATCTGACATTCTCAGACGTTACGTCATCTACACCAATGTGGGTATTCAATTTCTTCACTGGAATTGCATTCTTCGTTGCTGTAGGTCAATGGATGTGGGAAGAGAAATAATCTTCCTACATCCTTCAACAACTTAAATCCTTAATAAATCAATAACAATTAAAAATCAAAAATCATGAACAAAGTACAAATTAAACCATCTGAAACTGGCGCAATCATTAACGCCTACAAAAACAATCCTGCTTACGGTTACATCACACTACAATCTGAAGAGATGAGTGTTGAAGGTGGCTGGGTGCGTAACAAAGTACGTAGTGCGCTATTGCGTGCTGAAGTTACATTGCTTGAAAAATTCGTTCAAGTATATGGTAAGTCTGGAGCTATTCCAGGACGTATTGTTGTAAAGGAATTTGTAGAGTCTGAAGTGCCTGAGAACTTTGCATCTCGCTTTAACAAGAACCTTGCATATGAGGACGCTATTGCGCCATATGTTAAGCGTGCTGGTAAAGACGGCATTGAGCTAACTTTAGGTGGTGAGCGTATCTTGCGTTTCACTGACTATGACGGATCTGGTAATGACCAAGACATCCGCGTAGCTCATGATAATGTTGGAGCTGTGGTAGAAGCACGTGCTAACGTGACAGCTACTGGCGCTGCATTACCTGCATAACAAACCTGAAACTGGGCTGGGGAGTAACATCCTCAGCCACAGTTTTTTCAAATAAACAGGTTGGGGTGGTTGAGTATCCCAAAGACAAAAACAACAGAACAGTTTTTTCTCAAGCCAAACTCAACACCTTAATTACCCCTGAATACAACAACACCTAAACCCCCAA